TAAGAGACAGAATATGAACGGCTTCAATCTTGGCTTTGCGAACGGCGGGGCGAGACATGGCCCGGATATTAGCGGCTCTATTAGACTGCGCAACGAGTGGCACTATTGACTCCGATCACTAGTGCCGCTATTATTTGTGGCATGAACGCCGTCTACAGCATCCGAAAGAAACTGGGAGTGACCCAAGCAACGCTTGCGAGCGGGATTGGCGTCACGCAGGGGAACGTGTCCTTTTACGAGAAAGGGCAGACGGTTCCACCCCATGTCGCAGAGCGCTTGATCGAGTACGCCGCCACTCAAGGCGTGGTTCTCACGTTCGATCAGATCTACCGGCCCGAACTGGCAGGTGAAGAGGCGAGGGCGGCATGACATCAATGCACCGTCGCCGATTCGCGGCCGTCGGTCGCCCACGCCATGCGGTCACGCTCGGCGCACAGCTCCTGAAACAAATCCATGACGGCTTTTTCGCTGGGTGCTTCAAACACTCGGCGGGCCAGGTCTTGGGCACTGATCAACAACTTTTCCGTTTCGGTCACGAAACACACCTCGCTCTTTGTTCATAAGGATGTACTCAATGAGCACGCAACCAGTATCCCCACAGCAAGATGAAATGGCACGCAAGGCGCCGGAGCTTGTGTGGAACGGCCCGCAAGAGTCTGCAATTGGCCGCACCTATAGCACCTGGCGCGGGCTTTTCACGCGCTGTTTCAACCCCATTGACCGGAATTTCAGCAAGTACGGCGGCCGTGGAATAACGGTGTGCCCTCGCTGGTTCGACTTCAATGTTTTTGTCGAAGACATGGGGTTGCGCCCTGAGGGGAAGACTCTGGATCGCATCAACAACAACGGCAATTACGAACCCGGGAATTGCCGCTGGGCGACGCCCCTAGAGCAGGCGCGGAATACTCGGCGGAACAAGGTTGTACTGGTCGACGGCAAGCCGAAGTTTCAGGTAGAGATCGCTCGTGAGTATGGGCTGGCCGACTCCACCGTGATGCGTCGACTGCAAGCTGGAACACCGGTCGACGTCGATGCGTACTTCAAGCGTCAAAAGCTGAACCGTGACGAAGTGGCAGAAGTGAAGTCTCTCCTCCGTAAGGGAATGCCACGCAAGCTCATCGCCGAGAAGTACTCGATCAGCGTCCAAGCCGTGGGCATGATCGCCCGCGGTGAAGTGTGGAAGGAGATCGCGTGATGAAAGAGGACGCGCTTATGTCTGCACGACGGTATCTGTCCCTTTCGTTGCAGAGAATCGGTTCAGTAGGTCAGAAGAAAATTGCTGAACAGTTGGAATTGTCGGAAGCAACGCTCTCGCGGTTTGTCGCAAATGACTTGGAGCGCGCGTGCCAAGTTCTGTCGATGGCTGGTCTACAGGTGTGCCCTAAGGATGTCGTGGTGGTCAGCCGCGATGACATCCAGGCACTGGAGCGCATGGCGTTCAAGTATTTGCAGGCCCGTATAGAAGCTGACAGCGGGGGCTACTGACATGGCCGATATCACCCTGGTTCGTCAGCAACCCGTCCAAGCCTCCGAGCAGGAAAAGGAAGCCGCGCGCCGAATTATCTTCGGCATGGTCGATGGCCTGGGTGAGCGCGGGCGCAAGCAATGGCGCCGGCTGTGGAATCAACTGGTTCGGCTTGAGCCGGGCGAGATGCTGTCGATCACGACGCACAAAGAGCGCACGGGCTGGTACCACCGCAAGCACATGGCGCTGGAGTCGGCCCTGTTCGAAGCACAGGAACGGTTCGAAGAGTTCGAAGCATTCCGGGCTTGGCTGAAGACCGGCAGCGGTTTCGTTGACTGGTACCCGGGCCCGAAGGGCGGCGTGATCCCGGTGCCGCGCTCAATCAGCTACGCAAAGCTGGAGCAGGCCGACATGGAGGAATTCCATGAGGATGCTGTTGCCTTCCTGCGCACGGCGCACGCCCAGAAAACTATGTGGCCGCATCTGCCGGCCGCGCGCGCCAGCGAAATGCTGGAACTCGTCTTGCAAGGATTTGGAGAATGATCCGCAACTCTACCCTCAAGCGGTCGACACCGCTGCGCGCAAGACGCCCATGAAGCGCGCCAAGGCCGCCCGTAGCGAAGGGCTGGGCCGCAAGGTGGAAATCGTCATGGGCTTTTATCGCCCGCCCGGTCACAAGTTGCCGACGTTGCTCCGCAGTGAGCAGCACCGCCGCAATGTGGCCGCGCTGGGCTGTCTAGTGACCGGCAAGCCCGCGCAAGCGTGCCACGTGAACCTGGGGAAGGGCGGCGCCCTGAAAGCGTGCGACAGCCTTTGCTTCCCGCTGAACCCCGATCTGCATCGCCAACACGACCAAGGTGGAATTCCGCGTGCTGAGCGCTGGAAGCGTGAATGGGAATACGTGGACGCAACCCGTGCCGCGTTGATGCAGTTGGGCAAGTGGCCGGCAGAAGTGGAAATGCATTACCAGCGCGCCGTTGAGCCGCTGCGCCGCCTGGTGAAGGGTGACGAATGAGTTGTTTGCACACGCCTAGGGTAGCTCCCGAAAAGCCTGTCAGCCCGTCAGGCCTGGCGCTGTGTTTTTTCCTTAACGGGCAGCAAAAGGGCAGCTATGAAAATGCATGATCTGGAAGTGGCGGTGTGCGGCGAGGAAATCATGATTGCTCAAACCAATGAAGTGGGTGTGCAAGTAGTCATCATGATTTCGGCCGAACAAGCACAGCTTGTTTGCGAGTGGATCCGCGGCGCTTCGAACGCACTTCAAAAGAGCGGGAGCGTGTAGCGATGCGCGACTACGGGAAGGTATCCCCGCAATTCTGGATCGGGGAAACAGGCAAGCGTTTGCGCAAGGCCGGGGCCGAAGCCCAGGTGGTTGCTTTGTATCTCATGACTTGCTCGCATTCCAACATGATTGGCCTGTACTACCTGCCCGTCATGTACATCGCGCACGAGACTGGACTTGGCATGGAAGGGGCTTTGAAGGGGCTTCAGAGGGCCTCGGAAGCTGGTTTTTGTCAGTACGACGAGGATTCTGAGATGGTTTGGGTCATCGAAATGGCCAAGTTCCAGATCGATGCGGAGCTTTCGGCTGCTGATAAGCGATGCAAGGGCGTGCAAAACGAGTATGACGCGCAGCCCGAGAACCCTTATTTGGCGCGGTTCTTCGAGCGATACGGGGCTGCTTATCACATGACCAAAATGAGGGGCGAAATCAGTGGGAAAGTAAGCCCCTTAGAAGCCCCTTCGGAGGCCCTTGGAAGCCAAGAACAAGAACAAGAACAAGAAACAGATACCCCCTCTGGCTTGCCGCCAGAGCCGGTGCCTCCTGCTGATTCTGCAAAGCAGAAAGGGAAATCCGCCGTCACCTTGAAAACGTTCATGGATGACTGCCAGTCCAGAGGTGAGTCAGTCATCGAGGGCTACGAGCCTGTCCTGAAGTACGCCGAGAAAGTAGGCCTGCCGGAGGAAATGCTTAGCCTGTGTTGGGTTGAATTTAAGTCGAAATATCTGCCGGGCGGGGTGAACGCATCGAAGAAATACAAGGATTGGCGCTTGGCGTTCCTCGGCTGTGTGCGTGACAACTGGTTCAAGCTGTGGTGGGTTGGTGATCAGGGAGAATTCGGTCTGACCACACGAGGAAAGCAGGCTGAATTGGTGTGCAAGGAGGCAGCATGAGCGCCGAAGCCGTGCGTGTGCCGCCGCATTCCGTCGAAGCAGAGCAGGGCGTCCTGGGCGGCTTGTTGCAGGACAACCGCGCCTGGGATCGCCTCGGTGACCTCCTGAACGCGGATGACTTCTACCGCCACGATCATCGGCTGATCTTCGAAGCCACGGTGCGCCTGCTGAACAGCAGCAAGCCGGCCGACGTCCTGACCGTCCACGACGCGCTGCAAGCCCAGGGGCGTGCTGAAGCGGCCGGAGGCTTGGCGTATCTGAACGCAATCGCCAGCAACGTGCCCAGCAGCGCCAACGTGCGCAGCTATGGCGAGATCGTCCGAGCCCATCGTGTCCGCCGCGACGTCCTGGCGCTGGGTCACGATATTGCGGAACTGGCGGCCAACGAGGCGGGCGACTCCTCCATGCTGGTCGAGCAGGCAACCGGCCTTGCCATGGCGCTGGCGGACACGCGCCAGGCTGGGCGAGAGCCGGTCGAGGTGGGCTTCCTGCTGCGTGAGGTTATCGAATCCCTTGAGGCCCGGGGAGAGTGTGCCGGCGGCATTTCTGGACTGGCCAGCGGCTTCACGGATCTGGACCAGAAAACCAGCGGCTTCCAGGATGGCGACCTAATCATCGTCGCCGGTCGCCCCTCCATGGGCAAGACCACGCTTGCGATCAACTTCGCGGAGAACGTCACCGAGGAAGAAGGTGTGGCGCTGGTGATCAGCCTTGAAATGGCAGCGGCGCAGCTGGTGGAGCGGACGATTGCACGATACGGGGCGATCGACACCCAGCGTCTGCGCACGGGACGCCTGGAGAACAACGACTGGCCGCGGCTGACGCATGCGATCCAAAAGCTGGAAAGCCAGCGCTTGATCATTGCGGACGATCCAGGTCTGGCCAATGTGGCGCGCGTCCGACTCGCCGCCCGCAAGGTCAAGCAGCGCCAGGGGCGGCTGGATCTGATCGTCATCGACTACCTGCAGCTTATGCAGGGCGAGGGAAACAGCCGGAACGAAGACCTGGGCGGCATCACGCGCGCGCTGAAGCTGATGGCGCGTGAACTTGGCTGTCCGGTGATCCTGCTGTCCCAACTGTCCCGCAAGGTCGAAGAGCGCCCAAATAAACGCCCGCTGATGAGCGACCTGCGCGAATCCGGCGCCATCGAGCAGGACGCCGACGTGATTCTGATGGTGTACCGGGACGAGTACTACAACGAATACAGCCCATTCAAGGGCCTGGCCGAGATCCTGATCCGCAAGCAGCGCATGGGCCCGCTGGGCGAAGTCTTCCTGACGTTCCAGGGCCAGCACTCCCGCTTCCTGGACGCCGATATCCAAGCCGTGACCGAAGCACGCAACGCCGTGCAGTTCAAACCGAAACCGAAGTACAGCCAGTTGAGGGACTGATATGACACTAGACCGTCTGACTATCCGTCTGCCGTGGCCGGACACCAGCCTGATGGCCAACCGCAAGAACGGAAAGCACTGGCTCTCCAGCCACGCTGCCAAGGTGCGAGCACGGGAAACCGCGTTCTTCGCTGCCAAAGAAGCGCTGGGCCGGAACATCCTGACGGCCGCCGGCCAGATGCCGGTATCGATTACCTGGGTGGCGCCCAACAAGATCCGGCGCGACTTGGACGGCCTACTGTCGGCCGAGAAACCGCGCCTGGACGGGATCGCGGCGGCGCTGGGTATCGATGACAGCCAGTTCACGCCGCTCATCCTGGACCGTGCGTTGGATTCTGAGAAGAAGGGCTTCGTGCTCGTGGAGATTGGACGATGACAGTCGACCTGCGCAAATGGGAATTCCAAGACCCGATGCTGGTGCTGATGAGCAAGCAGCAGGCAGCACTTAATCGGTCCTGCAATGGTTGCGCGAACGCGCGCACCGTTCAGACACCTTTCGGCGACACGGTACTCCGCTGCCTGAAGGGCAAGCCCTACGGCAAGAAGTGCAAGCAGTTCGAGGTGGCTGATGAGTAGCCTGACTGGCGATGACTATTTGTGGAACTGGGCCCGCTGGACGTGGTCCGGCACCACGGTGGGGAACATGGAGGCTTACGTGTCTTTGGAGGATGATCCCCGCCCGATCAACTACGACCACGCCATGGCCGTGGAGGCGATGCACGCCGCGCTGCCTTCGCATGAGCGCATGGTGGTGATCGCCGAGTTCCCGCAGAAGAACGCGAAGTTCGGCGCCATGGACACCAAGGCCCGGCGCCGGGCCGCCCGCGAGTGGATCGCCGAGACCACGGGAGTCACGATGAACGAAACCGAATACAAGCTGTACCTGGGGCTGTTCCGCAACCAGGTTGAAAGGAAACTGGGATGAAGTACGCAAAGGAAGTGATCGACCTGATGGCTGCATACCCCGGGCGCAGGTTCAAGATGAAGCAGATCATCAACTACGCCGCACCCCGGGCGGATTCACGGGAGCGCGCAGTAGTGCGCACCGGTGTGTGGCGCGTGTTGGTGGCACTGGAAGAGTGTGGCCAGATCAGCAGCACCAGGGACGAGGCGAGCGCGCGAGTCCATGTTGAATATTGGTGGGGGAATATAACATCGCCTCCTAGCAAACCATTTCAAGAACCATCACAATATGCGGGACAACTTGCGTCTTGAGTGAACGAAGCCCCGGCCACGCGCTGGGGCTTTTTGTTTTCACACGCATGGCGATTGCGACACTGCCGATGGCACTACCTGAAATGGTGCCTTTTCAGTCGCCAGCCGTGTGGGAACAGCCGCCGCAATCGACCAGCCCGCAGCGCGCCAATGGCCAATGCTGCACTCGGGGATAGCCCCGTACCTCTGGCTCCGACCGGCGCCGCCCGTTAAGCCCCTATCGGTCCAACCAGCGCACACACAGGTGCGCCAAGGGGTGGGCCCCACACCCATCAACACCCCCATGAGTCGCCTCAGCTGGCCTGGCGCCCGCGCAGGGGCAAATGCGCGGGGCACTTCTTTCCGGTCTTGTCGCCGGCGGCCGGCACGACGAGAACCGCCGCGCCCAGCCCGCCGTGGCGGGTAGCTGTCTCT